TATTGGCGCAAAACTTACGCACAATACAAACGGTGCTATTTCGATTGACGGCGTATCGCTATCTCTCAATGATCGCGTTCTTGTTAAGAATCAGACAAACGCTCTTTACAACGGTATTTATACGGTCACAACAGTTGGCACATTTGGAACGCCTTATGTTCTCACCCGCGCTACTGACTACAACAACTCAACTGCTGGTCAGGTCGAGTATGGCGATTATCTTTATGTAGTCGCTGGTAGCACTCAATCAGGTCAGAACTTTATTCAATACAATACCGGCACAGGCACTAATGGCTACATCATCATTGGTACAGATCAGATTCTCTTTGCTCAGACTTCCGGCGCTGGCCCACAGGGTATTCAGGGTTCAATCGGCGCGCAAGGAATTATGGGTACTCAAGGTACAACTGGTATCCAAGGAGCTATCGGTACTCAAGGCTCAACAGGCGCTCAAGGAACAACAGGCGCTCAAGGAACTAACGGTACTAACGGCGTACAGGGAACTACAGGCTCACAAGGTACGGCTGGATTTGTAGGTTCTAATGGAGCGCAAGGAACCACAGGCGCGCAAGGAACTACTGGAACGCAGGGTACTCAAGGAACAACAGGTAACACAGGTTCTCAAGGCACTATCGGTCTCCAAGGAATCACAGGAGCTACTGGCTCACAAGGTACTACTGGCTTGCAAGGCTCTACGGGATCTCAAGGTGTTACTGGTACTCAGGGAACATCGGGAACTAACGGCGCACAGGGTACAACTGGGGCGCAGGGAACGACTGGCTCAACAGGCTCTCAAGGAACAACGGGTACTCAGGGTCTTACTGGTATTCAAGGATTGACCGGAACTCAAGGAGCTACAGGAACTCAGGGCTTCACAGGATCTCAGGGTACTAACGGAGCAAATGGCTCGCAGGGTACAACGGGTTCTACTGGTTCACAGGGAACAACTGGAACTCAGGGAACTACTGGATCAACGGGTAGCCAAGGAACAACAGGACTTCAGGGTATTCAGGGAACGCAAGGGCTTCTTGGAACACAAGGAACTCAGGGAACTCAACCAGCAGTTGCCATGACTCAATGGCGCAAGGCTGCGGCAGGTGGAGAAACCACACTATCCGGTACAGATGATTTCTCTACTTCGCTGAGCTATGTAGTCGGAGCTGAGCAGGTATTCATTAACGGCGTACTTCTAGAGCGTGGGGTGGACTACACCGCCTCAACAGGTACTTCGATCACCGGGCTTACCGCTTTGATCGCTGGCGATATTGCTACCGTGATCTCGCCATCATCTTTCACAATCGCTAATGCTATCCAATCTACTCAGATCGCCGCTAAGGGTGATTTGATTGTAGGTACTGGTTCGGGTACATATACCAATCAGGGCGTGGGCGGCAACCTTCAAGTATTACTCGCAGATTCCTCACAAGGCGATGGCGTTCGTTGGGGCGATGACCTACAAATCCTACAAATTATGGGAGCAAGATAATGGCAGTTTCAGCAAAGACCCTATATCGCGGTGCGGCTTCAACAACGCTCACAACGACTCTCTACACCGTACCTTCTGCCACAACAACGGTTGTTACAGAGATTATGGTCGCTAATACTGCCGCCACTTCTGCTACTTTCACTATCTATATGAACGGCACAATTATTGCCAACACGATCACAGTTGGCGCAAATGACACCACCGTTATCCCTTGCAAGCAGACTCTTGCCGCAACTCAGACTATTCAGGGCGGCGCTAGTGCTACAACTGTAAATCTCTCCATTACAGGAGTGGAGATCGCATAGTGGCGAGTATCTTCAAGCTCTCCAACCAGTCGGTTGCGACAGGCTTACAAGCGCATTATGACGATATGTTAGCGGGTAATGCCACCTTTATTCCTTTTACGCCATCAGGAGCCTTTGACTCTATTGCTACGGTAAATGGCACAGGGTCAAGCGCAACGATTACTTTTTCATCTATTCCGCAGACCTATACTCATTTGCAGATTCGTTATATTGCAAAGGAAACTGGTAGCGGTACTGGTTCAGATAACTTCTATATTCGTTGTAATGGCGATAATGGTACTCAAAATAATTATTCGTATCATTACATCTATGGTTACAACAGCGCAGTAGGAACAACTGGACACGGCACTTATAGCGAAGCAAACTTGTATGTTACAGGCGGTGGTGGTGATACAGGAATGGGCGCTGGTGTTATTGACATTTTTGATTATTCCAACACCAACAAATATAAAACATTTCGTGGATTAACAGGAAATGAAAATAATAATCAATACTCTGCCCTTCAATTTGCATCAGGTTTATATCAGCAGACAACTGCAATTTCGTCATTGTCTCTTTCTCCAATGACGGGTAACTGGGCAACAACAACTACTTTTGCATTGTATGGGATAAAATAAAATGGCAGCAGGAAACACATATACTCCAATATTTACAACGACTCTTGTGTCGGCGCAAAATACTTTCAGTTTTACTTCTATTCCATCTACCTATACAGACTTAGTATTGGAATGTAACTTTGCAACCACCGCTTCCAACCCATCTATTTCATTAGGTGTAAATGGAGATTCTGGAACAAATTACTCATATACTTTATTATGGGGTAGCGGAACTGCTGCTACTTCTGCTAACGCCGCAAATAGAAGTTCAACAAATAATGCATTTGCATTTTACAATGCAGGAGCCGCAACTGGTTATAGCAATATCATTGTTTCTAATTTTCAAAACTACTCAAATACAACAACTTATAAAACCATCCTTACAAGATATGGCTCTGCTTCTCAGGAAATAGGAGCAACAGTTAGTATGTGGAGAAACACGGCAGCAATAAATACGATTACCTTGACCTGCCAAAGCACTTACACATTTACTGCTGGCTCAACATTTTCACTCTACGGAATACTTGCGGCTTAGGGGGCAATAATGGCAAATACACTCGTACTCTTAGAACGCATTACAGTTGGAGCGGCAGGAGCGTCTTCTGTTACTTTCAACTCAATTCCGCAGACTGGTTATACGGATTTGGTTATCAAAGGTTCTGTAAGAAGAAATACCGCAACTGTTTATGGTGCAGTTGTCTTGAACTTCAACGGAGATACTGGAAATAACTATTCATACAAATACCTAGAAGGCAATGGCGCATCTGCTTCATCAACTTCAAGCGGTACAACTAGCATTGACTGGCTTGGCAACCTAACGGGTGACAGTTCAACTGCCAATACTTTTGGTTCATTTGAGGCTTATATCCCAAACTATACTTCCTCTAATCAAAAGTCATCATCTGTTGATTCTGTTGGAGAAAATAACGCTGCAACCGCTTATGCAGACTTGACTGCTAACCTTTGGACAGGAACGGCTGCAATTAGTTCCATAACAATTACTGCTGGTTCTGGTTTGCTAATGCAATACTCAACCTTCTCCCTATACGGCGTATCAGCAATAGGATCTACTCTTGCCAAATCTCCAAAGGCTCTTGGCGGTAGCATCATTGAGACTGACGGCACTTACTGGTATCACGCTTTCCTATCATCAGGAACATTTACACCAGCCACAGGATTGTCTTGCGACATCCTCGTAGTTGCTGGTGGCGGAGGTGGTGCTGCGGCAGGTGGCGGTGCAGGTGGCGTATTGGCATTTGCTTCTCAGTCTTTAGCAAGCGGAACTGGTTACTCAGCGACAGTTGGCGCAGGAGGCAATGGTGCAGCCGCTGGTTCTGGAACTTCTACTTCTGGTGGAAACTCACAATTTGCTTCACTAACCGCAGCAGTTGGTGGTGGTTATGGAGCGTGGACTGCCAGCGGTAATGGCGGTAACGGCGGTTCTGGTGGCGGCGCTTATGGTGGCGGCACAACGGCTGGAACTGGAACTTCAGGACAAGGCAACAATGGTGGTGGCCCATCTGGTGTTGGTGGATTGGGTTCTGGCGGTGGAGGTGCTGGCGCTGCTGGTGCTAATGGAAACTCTCCTGCTGGCTATGGCGGTAATGGTGGAATAGGTGTAAATACTGTCACCAACTGGGGAGCATTATCTTCTGTTCTTAGCACAACTGGTCTTGGCGTTAGCGGTTATATTGCTGGCGGTGGTGGCGGTTCTTCTAATGGAAGTGCAACTGCTGGTTCAGGAGGAACTGGTGGTGGAGGTTCAGGTTGGGGAGCAAGTCCATCTGTTGCTTCAACTGCTGGTGTAGCAAATACTGGTGGCGGCGGCGGTGGTGGTGAAATTACCCCTGTTGCTGGTAGTGGTTCTAATGGTGGTTCAGGTCTTATTATCGTTCGTTACGCAGTCTAAGGAGATATAAAATGGCAGATACAAAGTTAGTAGTAGATTGCTCAACAGGAGCAGTTGTGGAGTTTGAACTTACTCCAGAGGAAATTGCAGAGCGTGATGCTATGGCTGCTCAGGCTGAGGCTGATCGCGTAGCTCGAGAAGCTGAGATCGCCGCTGCTAACGCCGCTAAGGAATCTGCTCAGGCTAAACTCGCAGCTCTTGGATTGACCCCAGAAGAAATCGCCGCACTTTCTAAGTAAGGATCATTATGACTCGCGCACAACTTACAAGTACGGTAGAGCAAAACTCGGCAGGAGCAGCGGCTCCGTTTGTGGCGGGCAAGAACAAAATAATCAACGGTGATTTTTACTGGAGCCAGCGCGGTTCAAGCATTTCTTTGCCTACGAATACTGGTACTTATGCGATTGACCGTTATCTTGTTCAGAGCAACTTCAGCGCAGGAACTTCAACTTTTGCTCAGGTAGCATTTGATTATGGCTCATCACCAGCATCGGATAAGTTGCCAATCTCAGGCTATACCTCAACATACTTTGGCCGATTGACTCTCGGCTCAACTGCCACATATTTTGATATTCGCCAATACATTGAAGATGTCCATACCTTTGCAGGTCAGACAGTTACCTTCTCGTTCTGGGCTAAGGCATCAGCATCAACGGCTTTCCGTATGTATATCCGTCAGAACTTTGGTTCAGGTGGTTCTGCAAATGTTGATTTAACCAGCGATTCAACCCTTACAACTTCTTGGCAGCGCTTTGCTTTTACAACAACCCTTGGTGCATTGACTGGTAAAACAATCGGTGCTGGTTCATTCCTCGGAGTTATTATCGGTTCAACTGGTTCAGTAACCAATAGCGGAACTATTGATGTATGGGGATTGCAGGTTGAACAAGGCTCAGTAGCCACCCCATTCACCACCTCATCAGGCACACTCCAAGGAGAGTTAGCCTTGGCGCAACGATACTATTTCCGAATTGGTGGAGGTGCTTACTCAAACTTTGGTCAAGGATATACAACTTCATCAACCAATTTTAGATTTATGGTTCAAGCCTCGGTTACTATGAGAATAACTCCAACGGCTCTTGATTCATCAGCCGCCAGCACCTTTAACCCTATTGATTCTGCCAACGGCAGTTATACCCCTACTTCCATAACTCTCAACTCAACAGAATCAGATTCAAGAACGATGGCTTACGATGCTGCTGGTTCAGGATTTACCGCAGGTCGCTATGCCTACAATCGTGCTGCAAACAATACTGGTGCATATATCGGCTTTACGGCGGAGTTGTAATATGAAAATAACAACAATAATCAACGAGTCAGATAACAAGGAATATGTCCTTATTGATGACGAGAATGGCAACTTTACCTCAATGCTCAAGGCAACCTACGAAGCCACACTTGCAGCCACACCACAGAACTGATACTGCTAGTATCACCCTATGAACTTAGTCCAAAAGGCGGTTGGACATGGGGGCAAGTTAGCCCCTATTGCAATACCTAACACCTTTGGGGGAATGAACCCCTCGGTATTTATTGACTCTGACGGCGATATCCTTGTTAATGTCCGGGTAGTCAATTACATTCTTTACCATAGCGAGAACAAGCAGCTCTACCCGTCAAACTGGGGGCCGCTTGCCTATCTCCATCCCGAGAAGGATCAGCGCCTAGTCACCGAGAATTACCTCGTTCGCCTCAATAGCGATCTAGTAATGACTGACTGCACCAAGGTAGAGATGCTGAACCTGCACGAACCTATTTGGGAGTTTGTCGGACTTGAGGATGCTCGCCTTGTCTATTGGGATGATTACTACCTCATAGGAGTTCGCCGCGATACCACAACTAACGGCGTGGGTCGTATGGAACTGACCAAGATCACGCTAGATAAAGAGAACTGGGTTGCTAAAGAAGTTGATCGCAAGCGTATCCCTGCTCCTGCGCCAGATAACTCGTACTGCGAGAAGAACTGGATGCCTATTCTTGATCGCCCTTATCACTTTGTTAAGTGGTCTAGCCCTGTTGAAGTGGTCGAGTTTGACGGCACAGAAACCAAGCAGGTCAGCGTTCGCCAAGGACTCCAGCCACCTAAAGATCAGCGTGGGGGATCTCAGCTCATACGATGGGGCAACTGTTACATCTTGATAACCCATGAGGTTGATCTCTTTAAGAACTACCTTCAGCAGAAGGATGGCATATACCGGCATAGGCTCTGTGTCTATGACGATCAGTTAAACCTAGTCGGGCTATCTAAAGAGTTCTCGTTCCTAGATTTTAGGATTGAGTTCTGCGTAGGAATCGCCGAGTATAAAGGCGATCTACTGATTAGCTTTGCCGTTGCCGATAACGCCGCATTTGTGTTACGCACACCACGCGGTATTATTGAGGATCTAATAGCGGAGGCGCTTGATGCTTGACGAACTGATCTACGCACTATCTAAAGACCCGTTTGACCCTAAACTTAATTTTGATGTTGCCGTTGAGTACGAAAAGGCAGATCAGATAGCGAGCGCAGTTTCCTTTTATCTACGCACCGCAGAGTATGGCAAAGAGTGGGGCGATCTTTATGTCTATACCTCGCTGCTTAAACTTGCCAAATGCTTTAACGATCAGAATGACCGCTTTACCACAGTTGAGACTTGCCTCATGCAAGCAATCGGTTATGACCCTGATCGCCCAGAAGGTTTCTTCCTTTTGTCGCAGTTTCACGAACGCCAAGGCAACTGGCGCAAGGCTTGGGTCTATGCTCGTATAGGTCAGAATATTGCCAACGATGATTTTGGCTTTAGTCCGCTACCAGCCGATGTTGGCTATGTATCGTATGCCCTAGAGTTTGAAGAAGCAGTAGCCGCTTGGTGGTTAGGCCGCAAGCAAGAATCTATTGATATCTTCAACGAGCTACTTCGCTTAGATATCTCTGACGAATACCGCAACGCGATAGAGGCGAACCTTGCCGTTATTCTTTGATATTGGTGCGAACCGAGGAGATGCTACGGTTGCTGCGCTCGCTCAAGGTTACGATGTAATAGCCGTAGAACCGTCACGGATTTATGCAGATCTCGTCAAGAATTTTATCTACAACCCTCGCGTGACCCCTATTAAGTTCGCCGTATCTGATAAAGATAACGAGCGCGTGGAGTTCTACGAGGCGCAAGAAGATGGGCTAAGCACTCTCAATAAAGAGTGGCTGACCTCAGAGACTATGCCTTATGCCGGTAAGCCTTTTAGGACTATCCACGCCAATACGATCACAATAGACACCCTAGCCAAGATCTACGGCGAGCCTGATCTTATTAAGATAGATGTTGAAGGCGGCGAGTGGTCAGTATTTAACGGCATGATCTGTAAATACAAGATGCTCACCTTTGAGTGGACTCAGGCAACGATAGACGAACACCAAAAGCAGTTGCATTACCTATCGGCTCTTGGATATACGCAGGTTGCACCGCAGTTCATCGTCAATCACTTAGAACAACCTACTGAGTGGTATGACATAGATCAAGACTTATGGGCTTGGCGAGATGCACACGCTAAGGCTTGGGAAACAGATGGATGGAAAACCGCAGGACTAAGACCAACCGCCGATGTAGGTATGTGTTGGGTTCGCTAATAAGGAGACAATGTGGGCGTATTTGATCGCTTTGCCAAAGCAGTTGCAGAACAACTAGAGAAGTCTCCTAAGCTCTTTGCTGGCGCAAACACCATGACAGAAGCGCAGATGCGTTCGGCTGGCGGTATTGCTCAAACTCAGTACGGCTACGGCACATCAACCCCTATGCCTCGAAACCCAGTTCTTGCCAATGTACCTTTCGCACCGGGCTTGCCTCTCGTTCCCGGCGCTCTCAATCCGCTAAACCCTGCAACTGGCAGACCCGATCCACGCCGTTACGAGTATTTAGTAGCACAAAACATCAATGTCAGCGAAAACCGCCTAGTGCCATTTAAGACACTACGAGCCGCCGCAGATCAGATTGATATTCTGCGCCGCTGCGTTGAGGTAAGGAAGGCCAAACTTACGGGGCTAGAGTGGGATATCGTTCTCACCGATGCCGCTTCTGAGCGCATTAGCGCCGAGTCAGGTGGTAACCACCTACGCGCTATGGCTGATGCCCGCGAGAAGTTTGCACCCGAGATCGCTCGTATGCGTAAGTTCTGGGAGACTCCTGACCCTGCTAACGGTCTTGGATTTACCGACTGGCTCTCTATGGCTATTGAAGAGATGGATGTTCTTGATGCGCTCGCTATCTGGCCACAGGCAACTGTTGGCGGAGAGATTCGCGGACTTCAGATCCTAGACGGCTCAACCATCAAGCCACTCATTGACGATCGCGGTATGCGCCCAGATCCTTCTACTGGCCCTGCTTTCCAACAGATTCTCTACGGCTTCCCACGCTCTGAGTTCTCAGCAACGATTGACGATGAAGCAGCCGATGGAGAGTTCTCTAGCGATGAACTTGCTTACCTTGTTCGCAATCGCCGCGCCAACTCGGTTTATGGCTATTCACCAGTTGAGCGCGCCTTGCCTATGGCAGATATCTACTTGCGCCGTCAGCAATGGTTACGCGCTGAGTTCACCGATGGCGTTATGCCTAAGACCTTCCTAGAGCTACCTGAGTCTGCCAACCTCACACCTGAGCAGATTCGCGCCTATGAAAATATTTTCAATGACGATTTAGCAGGACAGACAGAGCAGCGCAACCGTATGCGCTTCCTCTTGCCGGGCGCTTCACTCAAGTTTGAAGAAGGCTACCAAGAGAAGTTCTCAGATCGCCTAGATGATTACCTCATCACCTCAATCACAGGACACTTCGGCGTTCTTCCTACTGAAATCGGATTCTCTGCTAAGTCAGGTCTTGGCGGTTCAGGTCATCAGGCTGGCGAAGCAGAAGCGGCTGAGCAGATCGGTACTATCCCAACTGCGCGCTGGCTCTCACAACAGATTTCTAACCTCTCCTATCGCTGGCTCGGTATGCCACGCGAGCTAGAGTTCCGCCTAGCACCATCTGAGCGTTCTAACACCGAAGAAGCCGCAAAGCGCGATGATATCCGCAAGCGTTCTGCTGGTATGACCGTGAACGAAGGTCGCGCTGATCTCGGACTTCCTCTTATTGACTCTCCAGAAGCCGATATGCCTTTCCTCGTAGCGGGTCAGTCAGTATTCCTCTTCAGCCCTGATGGAATGGTTGCCGCAGGAACTCCTCTAGATGAGGCTGGTCAGCAAGAAGAAACACCTGCCGAGACCCCTGCTAAATCTGATCCAACGCAACAAGAAGTGAAGAAGTTTCTTCGTTATGTCACTCGCGGAACACCAACCCGAGGATTTAACTTTGAACATCTAGACCACGCTTATGCTGAGGTTCTAAACAAGTTCATTGAGGCTAGAGATCTTGACGGCGCTCGTTGGTACGCTGAACGCTATTTGGGGTTGTAATGGAGTGGCATGGCGTAATTGTTCGCCTATCTGCTAAACACGCTACACAGATCCGCAAAGGGTTCAAGAAGGCATTTAACGCAGACGATATCACCGAGCAGTTCTTTGCTAGTTACCTCGGGCATACTGGCGTAACAACGCAGGATGCTAGAAACTGGACTCGAATCCACATCGTTCCTAACAAGGCAGCTCTTACCGCTTCCCTTACACCTATCTATGCAGATGGTTGGGTAATGGGAAAACGCGCTGGCGCTTACATGATTGCTAAAGCAAAACAAATTAAAAAAGCAAATACTCCTTATCCACCTGCTTATGAATTTGGTGGCAGTTCTAGTTCGCTTTTAGTTACAGATTGGTCATCGTGGACACCCGGCAACCAAGCCGCAGCAGCTTTGATAAAGCCTGAAGGTGGATTACAAAGATTGCTTGATAGTCGCGGTCTTACTATTGATGGTGTAAGCAATACTAAGTTAGATCGCATTGGAACTGTCTTAGGTAATGCTTTAGAGTTAGGTATTACTCCTAAACAAGTCGCAGTCATGGTGGATCAAGTTATTAACGACCCTCAGCAAGCACTCACAATCGCGCAAACAGAAATGAGCAACGCGGTGGTTCAAGCCGAACTTGCTCAGTATGCAGATTCGGGCGTTGAGATGGTTGAGTGGTTAGTAGCCGATCCTTGCGAAGAGTGCCAAGTAAATCTTGATGCTTCGCCTATCGGTATTGACGAAGATTGGCCTAATGGAGATGCGCCAGTTCACCCTAACTGTATGTGCGATATAGCACCTTTCATTTCAGACACAACAAACCTCTAGGAGAATAAATGGCAATGGACTTCGCCAACGCATACGCCCCACTCATCAAAGCTGATAAGCACTCTGATGGCACTATGACCGTGTACGGCAAGGCAACAGATGATTCTATTGATTCTGATAGCCAAATCTGTGATGCAACTTGGTTAGATACCGCTATGCCTGAGTGGTTTAAGTCAGGTGGAAATATCCGCGAGCAACACTCCAATATCGCCGCAGGTGTGGCAAAGGAGTACGAGTCAAAGAGCGATGGTCACTACATCACTGCACTCGTTGTTGATCCTGTCAGCGTTAAGAAGGTAGAGACCGGAGTTCTCAAGGGCTTCTCTATCGGTATCCGCGCACCTCGCGTAGTACGCGATAACAAAGCGGCAAATGGTCGAATCATTGATGGACAGATCGTAGAAATCAGCCTTGTGGACAGACCCGCCAACCCACACGCGAAGTTAATTATGGCTAAGAGCGTTGAAGGTGAATCCTCGTTGGTGCAGGTTGAGGAGCTACACGAATACAAAGCACCACTACCTAGCGATATCGCTAAAAGACAAGTTTCAGAAGAAGAGCGCCAACGCCTCGCAGATCGTGGTGCGGCTATGCCTGACGGGTCATACCCAATCGCAAATGTCTCTGATCTGAAAAACGCTATTCAGGCGTTTGGTCGGGCTAAGAACCCTGCCGCTACAAAGAAGCAC